GGCATTATATAGCGTTATTTTTTTGTATTCGCCTTTGACGGTCTTTGCGAACATCGTGATGTTCTTCAAGTATGCGCTGTCCGGGACGATTCCTACACTATCGCTTCCTACTGACAACTTTCCGGTCTCATCGTCATATTTTGCAAAGGGCAGCGCCATCTTCAATGTGTCCATAGATGAGTTCAGGCTGGTTACATTCAGTTGGGCCGTGATGTCGTCCACAACCTGCATACCCTTGGTCTTGCCCTTGCTGCCGTCATATTCGATGTCGCGGATTGTGGCCGTTGCGACAAACTCTCCACCCCCACGGGTGGGGCCAAGCTGTGCTTCGTCTTCCTCTCCATAGTTGATGTAGACTATTCCGTAGTCTATCTGTATATTCTCAATCTGCTGTTGAGTGAGTGCCATGCTATCAACTCCTTCCACATAACCAAAATTATAAAAACGAGGGAAGCGCAAGTCGGAATCTCGCGTTTTCGGTAGCGACCCTATCCCCCGTATTATCTAGCTTCTGCCGAATAGTCTTGCCTCATAAATATACTTCCTGCGCCTTATGTTTTTGTTATCATCTCGAAGCGGTATTTTGCGATCCAAATAGAAAGTAATCGCCAATCCTTCGGCGGTCAGCGTCTTTTTGTTGAGTGCATCATTCACGGATTCCATCAGGTTTTCAAGGGCTGTAGTGTCCCCGCCAGCAGGCATATCCCATCCGTCCACGTCAAGGGCAACAGTCTCAAATTCTTCGCCGTCGTTGATTATCTGCGTGAAGTCATAGACGAGGTAGGGGAATTCAGCACTATCAGGCGCAACCTGGAAGTATACGCGCGGATGGATTGACTTCAAAAATGGATGTATAAGTTCACGAAATTTCTTCATCGCCTATTTCCTCCTCTTCGTCTATTAGCCCCAATGCCTTGTTTTCGTCCTCGATGGCCGAAAGATATTGCCCCTCGATTCTGCGAATGTCGTCAATGTGCTTGAATGTTGTTTCCCGGATGACACCCTTCTTTGGCATCCCTTTTGTACCAAGCTCCTGATTCACGCCATACCAAGCATCATGTTTGACGCCGATTTGTAGGTCGCAATCTTTCTTGCGGACCCAATATTGGGTACTGTTGTAAATACGTCTGTGTCGTTTCATGCCAGGAAGTTGTTTCAATTCTTGAACCATTCTTTTCCTTAACAGTTTCGCTACATCCTTCAACGCTGCACGTGAGAGCTCCTGTATCGTATATTGAGCGCGGTCAACATTGGAGATGAATTCGATGCCGTCCTTTTTTATCTTGGTTACGCTTTTAGGCATTGGCATTGTTAACAACCCCCTGACATATGAGTTCCGTCAGTTCACCGTCTTTGTCGTATGTTCGAATGATGGTGTATTCCTTGCCATTGTATTTCAGTTTTGGTTCATCTTCATAGTCTATAGACCGAACAACAAACATCAATTCAGGACGTAACCCTGTAGCTGCCGCCTGGTAGAATTCAGATTGACGGATTGACTGCTTGTCGGCAAATACTTGGCGCTCAACCGGTGTTTCGATGATATCTCCCATATCATTTTCAGTGACAGTAATGCTGATAAGTTTCACAACATCCCTAAACAGCATCTTCCGTCACCTCCGCATATTCCTGCGACAGTGCCAAATGTATTTTAAGCATGTTGTATGAGTGCTGCAAGCGTTCGGCATCAGGATTGTTCCAACCAAAGTTAGCTTTGACATAGACGATGATCGCTCTCTTGATAAGCGGGTCCGTATCATCATTTACTTTGCTTTCGAGTACGCCGGATAGTTTTAAGTCGCTCTGTGCGGCTGAAATAAGATCAGATATTTCCGAATCAAAGGCTGTGTTGCTTATACGCAATGCTGTTTTTATATCATCAATTAGTGCCATTGTTTATCACCCTTTTAATAAAAGGGAGAGATTAGGCTCCCTCTTGTTTTGATGCTTCACTCATTTTGATGAATGCATCTGGTAGAGCAATATCGCAGTCGAATATTGCAGTGCCCCTGAAATCAATAGAATTGCTCAGGAAACCAGATTGTGTGCTGGATTCAACAAGCACATCCTGTGCAAGGTTTCCGACAACCTTTTTGTAGTTTCCAAAGTACATTACGCCGTCAGCAACTTTGTCGGATAGCAACACAGGGAAACCCATAATTCTGAACTGAATTCCGTTTGCCATGTCTTTTACAAGTATAGGTTGCCCGCTGTTATCTTTAATTTTCGCTATATTCCCATATAGGAATTTGCTGTTGCACAGGAATTTTGCTCCTGCATGGTACCTCTGTGGCAGCAGTGCAATCATATCCATTATATTGTCATAAGATGGATTGTCAGTATACTCTACAGCATTGTTACCATCAACCCAATAATTGGCTTTTTCTATTCCTTTTGGTTGCCCACTTCCAGTTCCGTTGATTATCTTATTTTCAATAGCTACAGCAATATCTTCAGCAAGCATATCAGTTAGCCATCCTTCAAATGCGTTGATAGACATGGTCTGAACTGTCTTGCTAATCCTGATGACCTTAATGTACTCATAACCAGCAAGTTCTACACATGCTAACTTGTCGCCTGCTGGAGTTACTGTTGCATTTTCGGTATGCTGAGTTGCTTCACCTCTTACATTCTGAACCGCAAATTTTAAATTTCCGGCCACTCTTAGAAGGGTAATCTCATTCAGCATTGGTGCAATTTTTGTCATTTTGTCAAACAAAGTGCTTGCTGTCTGTGTAGGAATTACTGCATCCGCGCTGTCAGAAGCACTTGAATAAGCTCTTTCCTCGACCTCGGTTAATTTCTTTCCAAGAAGTCTTTTCAAAAATGCATTTCTATATTCATTGGAATCAAGTACTTCCTCCCGGCTCATATTTTCAAATTTTCTTTCTTCTTTAGGCTTCGGAATAAAATCGTCAATAACTGTTCCTTCACCAGAAGCAATGTCATTTATAATTTTCTTCCTCTTTTCAGCCTGCTCTAATAACCTTTTCCTTTCCTCGGTTAAATCTTTAACTTCTTTCTCCAGAGCATCAATATCAGCTCCGTCCTTTTCAAGTTCAACTTTTATAGCGGCCAGTCTAGCCTCAATTTCTTGTAATCTGTTCATAGTTATACCTCCATATCAATTATTAATTTGAGTTTTCTTTTCTTCCGCTCTAACGCCTCCCGTCTCTCAGCCTCAATCACTCCGTTGAGCCAAGAACGAGCGGATATTTCAGTGTCGCCGTTTGCCGGAATGGAAACAGCGGACACATCATAAACTTTTTTAATTTTGGTGATTGTTCTTGTGCGTGTTTCTCTGTCATATTCATCTTCTGCAACTGTAAACGCCCAAGACATTTTTGTCACAAGCCCGTTTTTGATTTCTTCATAGAGTTCTTTGGCCGCCTGTGACTTCGATAAATCTGCATAAATAAAGAGCCCTTTTTCTGTAGGCTCTAATCCTAGAGTTCCATTAGAAAGCCGTGCAAGCACCTTCCCTTGATGGTCATACTGCATTATCACGTCGGATAAATCCGCTTCATCAAGTGCATGACGGTCAATTTCCTCGTAATACTTCACGTCGTCCAACTCATATAACAAATATGGTTTATTGAAAGTAGTGGCAAATCCTTCTACATAATACTCACTGTCAATTCTCTTCTCCGATGTCGGCAGCTGAAACGGCAGGACTACCGCCCTGTATTCCCTGTCCGTCGGTTTGAACGGCATTACCTTCACCTCCTGAAATTCCTTGTGCCTCCGCTAGGTTCTTGACTTCTGCATACTCTTTACGGATAAAGTACCTATCACCGTCATCAATCGGCGTCATATTAAATATCTCTCGGCCCTCATTATGCGTGAGAAAACCACGGTCAAATAATTGCGTGACTATATTCAGCTTGCTTTGATTACTGGCGTACTGGAGCCGGTTCGCTGTGAAAATTATCTGATTACCAAAAGCAATTTCCCGCTCCGTAAAGGTCATATTCGACATCACAAGACTAAGCTGTATAGCAAAAGGCTCAATCTTGCCCTCGTAGAAAGCATTCCATTCATCTTCATTAAAGCTATTTTGAAGAATCTTCTCATTTACACCAAAATAGTTGTATACATTGTTCTTGATGTGGTCTACCTGCGCCGAATCAATAATAAACGGTTTGCTAATTATCTGCTTTACATCAGCATATTTGTTATCAAACATCAGTACACCAGAGTTATTATCAGCGGATAGGTTTTCCTCGGTAAACCGTTTTCTCTCTGCAGCTATATCTGAAGCCTTGAATATATTGGCAAGTTTAGCCATAAATCGGATATTTGCAGATTGCTTTACGCCCTCAATAATACCTTGGTTCTGGGTGTGCATAAGCTGCATTGTTGGATATAGTGCAGCATTATTCTCCCCAAAAAAGTCATGTTTATATTGAAACTGCGTCATTATCCCCACCCGGTTAAATTCAATCGCAGCTTTCTTCCCGTTGCTGAATGTATATCTCAACCAAGGTTCTTCTTGATATTCAACTACCTCACACATACTCGGCAGGATGGGGTAATAACCTGTGATGTATTCTCCTGTTTCATCGGTAATTGGTACGATGAAAGCAGTATTCTGTACATGCAGAATAGTTGCAAGCCTATATAAAAATTTTGTTGTGTCCATGAACGAATTAGGCTTAAATTGTAGCCGCTTCCCAAGTTCTTTATATGCCGTCCCTCTTATCTCTGGCTTTAACTTGCTGCATTGTGTCGCAATAGCGTGTATAGCTGCTCTTGTCAATTCCATTTCATAGACTCCGCCGTCATATGCTGTGAATACCGGCGTATATCCTGAAAGCATCTTGAAATATCCCCGGACATTCTGCATTGATGGCCGCTTGAATATCTTCTCAAAAAGTCCCATTGTCTCACCTGCCTTATATAATATTGAGGTAATCTTGTAAATTATTAAACAATACTGTATACGCTATTAAAAGAGAAACAGCTCCATCTATGCGCTGTCTGCTGCTCTGTCCTTTAATTGGCCGTATATTGTCATTGTCGTCACGCTTTACATTCGTGTTTGTGAGGCACCACTTCAGCACGGGATTATTTCCATAGTTAATTTTCTTAGCGCATAAATCCGCGCCCATCTCCTTCATAGGCTGGCTTAATGTCTGTGCTCCCTGTCTGACGACAACCATATTAAAGCCCATATCTTTCATTTCTTGTATCCAATATTGTGAATTCCATGGGTCATAACCAATCCAAAGCGGCATTATTCCGTATTCTTCATACATTTTCTTAAACCAAGCGGTAACATCAGAATAATTAACCTTATTGCCCTCACACAATGTAAGTAGTCCACGTTCAGCCCATTTATCGTAAGGTATTTTATCTTCCTTTACTCTTTGTTCAATAAGGTCCTTAGGTAAGAAGTATTGTTGTAGAGCATACTTCTTTTCGCTGCCGGCTTTCATTATAAGCAAGGTTGCGCAACTAAGGTCTGTAGTACTTGAAAGGTCTGCGCCACCTACTGCATAGCAATCTCGCAATTCTTCAATATCAAACGTTTCCTCATTATTGATCTGATCGAATGTCAACCAGGTACCTGCTACTGTATCTCTGACGTTGAAATCCTTTGTGAGAACCGTTGGTAGAAAGTCTGGATCATTTTTTGCTCTCTCTACATTGGCGGCAAGCTCCTCATAGCTCTTTATGGTGCCAAGCCCTGGATTGGCCTTCTCCCACATGCGGAAGTCGGTCCACTCGCTGCGGTCGTCAAGCTCATATATAAAAGCTAGAAAACGCTCATCTTCGATAACGCCGTCAAGTACGTTACAAGCATAGGTATATATACTGTCAAAGATACATTCACGAACAAAACCAGCCGTTGTAATCATATCTAGTATAGGCTGTTCCCTTGCGGTCATGGACTGCTTCATTACATCGTACAGGTTACGGTCCTTTATTGCATGTAGTTCGTCCATTATGCAGTAATGGGTATTTAAGCCGTCAAGGCTGTTGCTGTCGCTGGCCAGCGGCTCAAATTTTGAAAAAGTAACCGGGAAATACAGGTCCGTTTTTCTTTTCCTCACGTGCTTTGACAGCGCCGGTGACTGGGCAACCATGTTATGTGCTTCTGTCCAGGTTATGCGGGCCTGGTCCTTTTTTGTAGCAACGCTGTATACCTCTGCACCGCCTTCCCCGTCTCCAACCATCATATAGTTGCCAGTTGCTGCTTTTTCAGTTGACTTACCATTTTTCCTGGCCACAAGGGTAAAAACTTCTCGACATCGTCTGAAGCCTGTGTCTTTATGGACAAAGCCATATACTGCCTGTATTTTTGCTTTTTGAAACAATTCAAGTCTTACGGGTTTACCGATCCATTTCCCTTTACTGTGCTTGCAAAATCTTTCAATGAACTCAATCGGCCTATTTGCTTTCTCCAAATCAAAAACCCACGGATCCCGTGGGTCGTCAAGTTCATCTATGAATTTTTGATATTGCTGTATTAGCCGCCTACAGGCAGCAATTTCACCGGACTGTATTTTGTTCCAATACTCTCTTATATAATTCATTTTCTCGCCTTCTTTACAAAAGCCATTAGTTCATCTTCGGCTGTTTTGCTGGTTTCTGGATCTGGAATCATATCAAATAACTGTTTACAGACATTGGAGTATCGGTTAATCATTGTATTATATACCTTAGTTGCTGGATGCTCCCGTTTGAATCTCTGAGCACCTTGTTCAAAATTTTCAATTACACCTTCGTGATCTATGATATATCTAGTCTCCTCAAGGGTGACCTTCATAAAAGCGGCTTCCTGAATCAGTCCATCGGCAGCCTTCATTTTATCTTTTGGCAAATTTTTAAATAACCTTTTAAGTTTTAGCATCTCTTTCTTAATCTGCTTTTCTTTGTCCATTGGGCCATAAAGTCGCATAATTTTCACCACCTTTTTAGGCCACTTATGCCAGAATAATAACCCCCCTCATGTGCGAACCCATTCTGAGGTTTTCGGAGG